GGAGGCAAAAACATTGCCCCTATGGTTTTGGATTCCTCTCCTGGATATCCCTTCGTCCGCAATGGTCATTCTACGAAAGCAACACTGCTTGAAGGTGAACTCGGCAACTACAAAATGAAGCAAGAATTGTATGATATGTACAAAGAGCTTTATGATGCCCTCGCTGAGTCCACTGAACACAATGTTGTATTCATTGACTCCCTCAAAGACGAACTCCGCCCTCTGGCCAAAGTCGAAGCCTGCATGACTCGACTCTATATGGCTGGCCCTATGCATCTCACGATCATCGGCCGAATGCTCTTCGGAGCTTGGATGCATTCCCTGAATTACACCAGGAAAATGCGTCCCGAAAGTGCAACCTGTGCTGTTGGTGTTGATATCAATGGACCGGAACTTGTTTCATGGTCTCGTTTCTGGAAAGATGTGAACTACATCCTTCTAGCAGTCGACCTTAAAAAGTATGACTGGTCCCAAGACCTACAACATGCCCTCCCTACCGTTGAAGCTATCAACCGCTGGTATAACGATGGAGCTAAATTCGCGACTATGCGAATTAACTTCATAAAATGTCTCTACAACTCAACCCACTCAATCTTAGACATTCTCTATGACGTTCTCCACGGAAATCCCTCCGGCAACCCCCTCACAGCACAAATCAATAGTGTTAACCTTGAGAGCAACACTGCTCTCGCCATCTACCGTATTGCGTCCCGCAACGGCATTTCGTTCAAGCGCCCTGAAGAAGTACTTATACTCTGGAAAGCGTGGTTTTACGGCGATGATTCACTCATTGCTATTCCTGCCTCCTGGGGTGTTACTTACACCTTGCTCTGCGCCGAACTGCTCAAGCTCGGCTTTACGGCTACCCCTGCGTCAAAGGGAGAATTCAACCAAGAGGTTGACTCTCTCGAAACGGCTACATTCCTCAAGCGTGAGTTTGTGATGCTGGAAAATCGTTTGGTTGCTCGCCTTCCTCTAGAGCAAATCTACGATATCCCCCACTACATTCGCCGCAAGAATATGTGCCCTGAAAACTTTCTCGCACAATTTCAGGCTATGATGGTTGAAGCTTTTTGGCACGGCGAAGCTGTTTACGATGAAGTTCTTTCTCGTATTCGCACCGCTGCTGCTGAACTCAACATTTCACTGTCTGTGATCCCCTCCTATAAGGACGTTCTGTTCGATAAGAACGCCCTTCGCACCGGCCCTGCCGCTGCGGAATAAACCCCCCCCTCTCAATAGCTTAGTTCGGACTAGATCTTGACGATCTTCGAGCCCCCCGGACGAGCTTTACCTTTTAGGCTCTTTGACAGATCCGCTTATAACAGTATGCGTGATCTTTAGAACCCTGTTGCTAGTATTATTGAAAAGCAAGACTCTATCGTTGACACTTATGCCGACGAACCTACCGAATCCTTGGTCACCAGACTTGACGAAGGAAAATCCATTCCTATGGATTCCAATGAAGGTTTACCTTCTATGGACCTTTCCCTCGATCCCTACAATTCTGAAACACCAAAGGCTTTGGTGGCCCGATCCTACCTCATCCTCACCGGAACTTGGACCACTGCCTCCAACTCTGTTGTGTCCCTCTTTAATCCAGTATCTCTACTTCTGGCTAAAGTTTTCCCAATCTCTGGCGGCGCGTCGTTCAACTTCGCCCGTTGGAGGTCAATCACTCTTCGTGTTACCATCTCATCCACCTCGTATAACAAAGGAATGCTGATGATGGTGTACCAGCCTCAACCCTGGCAAGCACCTAATTGGACTTTCGTCGCTCTGACGCAATGTCCTTCCACGCTGATTGATGCCTCCTCTGACACAGTTGTTGAATTTATCGTTCCGTACGTTTATCGCGACGCTCGATTTGATCTCAACGCTGCTTGCCAGCCTTTTGGAAACATCGCCATGATTGTTATTGACCCTCTGGCCAATGACCTTGACCCCGGTGCTACTTGCACGGTAAACTTCGATATTGAAGCCATGTTCAATGATTTCAATTATTCAGGTCAATCCGTAGGCAACGTTCTCGCCGCCCTCATTGCTCCAGTCTCAAACACCACTTATGGTGGTTCTAGCGTCTGGTGGCAAAATGCTCAAGGCACAACAAAGGAAGCAACCAAAAAGTCGTCGAAAGGCGTCATTTCCGGTGTTGCTGAGGCGGTTTCCACAATCGCTGCCTCACTAACAAAAGTTCCTCTCATCGGTGACATAGCCGCTACAACTGCTACGGCCGCCCACGTAATCGGTAGTGTAGCTCAATGGTTCGGAATGTCCAAACCCGTTTCCGTTGAAGCAACAATGCCCACACGTCCCACGTTCTATACTGATTCTGCATCTCTGCATGGTCTTATCAACGGAACAGTGATTTCTACGTCTCAAGACATGATTGTCTCAGCCGACCCCGATTTGGTTCACTCACAAGGAGATGAACTTGACCTGATGGCACTTGCGAAACGTCCCGTGTTATTTCATAACGCAACTTACACTACTTCGCAGGCGTCAGGCACAAATATCCTCTCCTTCCCTGTTACTCCTAACCAATTCGGTGGCACCACCGCCTGGGGCAAATCCGGTACTCATCTGGGTTATGCCTCGTCTTTTTTCAGACTCTGGCGTGGCTCGATTAACTATCGATTTGTTTTTCCTTCGACGAACTACCGAAAATGCAGGCTTGCGCTTACTTGGTCTCCTAAATTCCTCTCTGCGTACACTGAGAACGTTCACCAACAGATCTTTACGGTCAACGGCTCTACAACGCTCGACTTTGCTGTACCTTACAACCATCCTGCATTCGCTCTACCACTCACTATTCCTACTGATGGCACCTCTAACAATGGTTCCGGTAATGGTTATGTCCAACTTTGGATTCTGTCTCCTCTATCGACGGCCAACAACACCGAAGCTCGTTCTGCTACGGTGCTCGTGTTCTCAGCCGCTGGTGAAGACCTCCAATTCTTTGGTTTCATTCCCCCTATTAACCCCGATACTATTGTTGCAGTCGCCCCGCTTGCCTTCCTCAGTACTGCGACATCTGTGTTGCCTCGTGCACAGGGAGCTATTTCCACAGCTTCTGGTGCTCGCTACACAGGAGTAGTCGCTGAAGATGACGTCATGTCCCTTCGTGAGATTGCTCACCGCTTTACTGAGTATGACACTGCCAGTATGGAGCCCGGATCTCTGTTCACTCTCGATATCCTGGACCCCCTCAACAGCGACCTTGTCGCTTATGTCACACAAAAGTTTGTTTTTTGGCGTGGCTCAGTAAACTGGAAAATCATCGGTCAACCCGGTTCTACGGCACGTTTCATCGTCAGTCGTGGAGGCTGTATTGAGTCAGGTTCCGTTTATGGTGACAACAACCTAAACCCCTACCTGGAATTCTCTACGCCCTTCATTTCGCGATTCGGTGTCTACACAACTCCTAAGTCTTCCGCCCTTGCAAGCGAGTGTGACGTCTACCAGTTACATTCTGATGGCACGTCTGACGTTGTCATCCATCGCTCGCTCGGAGACGATTTCTCTGCTGGAGTGGTTCTTCCATCCCCTATTCTACAAGCTTTACCCTAAGCGCCTTTTCTTTCATTTCTTCTAAGTTAAATCCTGGAGACCGGTCATCATGACCGGCGCACATCCTCATAGAGTGTGAA